CCAATGAGAACGACACCATTCTTGAAGGATTGTCCTCCGTCAGCAGTGCGTCAATGTTCGGTTTCATTGTCCGTGTCCTCCTTCAAGAATACTGTCTTACAACAGGCGAGCCACACAGGAGGTTGCGTTCGTCCGCTGAGAACGGAGAGCCACACTCGACCAAAGAACAGAGCCTTGAGTCGTTCTTTCCATGTCAGCCGCCAGCAAGAGATACATTCTCTACCATCGTTGTACACCCACAGAGAGGAGCATTCCTCGTCTGTCATGGACTCCGGCTTGAGAAGGTTCTTGTTTGCCTGTTCAAATTTAATCGGTTTCATCAATCGCCACCTCCTTGAAGCTGAATGTCACCTTGTAATTTTCATTATCGAAGTTGACAATCTTTCTGATACGAAACAGCTTCTTATCGTCCACAAGGTAAGTCTCGTAGTCACCATGCACGATCACTGAGAGACGCTTCTTGTGAAGGAGCTTCATTGCCTTTGCACGATGATAGCCGTATTTCTTGAAAAGACCAAAGAGAAAAGCGTCCTTCTCATGGGCGATTCTCTGAGCAAGTTCGTCCATCATTTTTGTACCTCCTGTATTTCCTTAACGCAGTCGGCGCAGTAGCAACCCTCATAGCCCTCAATCTTGTAGAGGAAGCAACACCACATTCTGTTCCATTTGCCTTTGTCGGAACATCGTTTGCAAGAGCCTTGACCTTCGCCTGTGCATTTAGTGATCTTCATTATTCCACCTCCCCGGAGAACTCTCGCCACTGAGACTTCAAATACTGACAGCGGTGAGACAGGAAGGTCTCAATCTCTGCGAGATCGTCCTTCGTGATACTGCGAATCCACACAGGGCGGAAGATACCTTTTCTCTGCAAAATGAAGAACAGGAAAAGCTCAAATCTACCGGGAGTTTCCTCGCTTTCGAGAATATCAAAGCGGAACAGGTGGTTATAATCATCGTCCAGCGAACCGTCCACGAGCCAGTCTTCCTTGAAGTCTTCCCATGTGTCATAGTCGCAACGTCCGTGATTCTCAGCACCGCCGACATAGTAATTGTTGTCACTGCAATAATAGCTGTGTTCTGTATTTTTCAGCTCAAGAGCCATTGTTTTTCCTCCTTACTCGCCGGACTTCTTTGTCCGTTTCTTTCACCGTTCTGCCGGACGCACACTTCACACATTTGATCTGCCACTTGTTACCCGGCTGACCCCATCTACGCTCGAAGTGTCCGAACCCGGCTGGAACGTATGCACCGCAACAGTAGCAGTAGCCGGGGTAACGATTACGAGCCATTTCAACAATCCTCCATAATGTCTTTGTCGATGGTGTCCGCAGACTCGCAGAAGTGAATAGCGTCTTCGAGTGTGTCTCCTCGACCAATTACGGTCTCACCGATTCGCACCTCGAACCATTTATTCTCGAAGTAGCCAGTGTCGTTACCGTACTCAGTGACGTGATGAAATGTCACAGGTTGCTCTTTGTAGGTAGACATTACACCACCTCCTTGAGCTTGAGTCCCCAATAGATCATGAAACCGCTGGAAGTCGATTTTCTGTCGAACCATTCCGGGTGTCGTTCCATTTCGGAGTTGAACTTTCGAGCAGAGAGGACGTAAGCTCCTTCGGATTTCGCCCACAGCTTGAAAGCATTGTACAGGTCTTTTGCCTTTATATTCACGTCCTCATTGCGGACACAGCGGTTCTCAAGGAACTGCAACACGAGGTCGTTGTCACGCTCATACTTTGTGACTACCTCGGTTAGAGAGTCCGCCATCTTGAGTCCGTTTTCCTTATACTTAATGTAGCCACGAACCAGCCACATGAAAATGCCGCTCATTGCTTCCGTGGAAGTCAGCTCGTCCTTGAGGTGAGTGTCCTGTTCCTCCGGCTTGAAGTGACGGTTGAACTCGATCACCTTGATACGCTGGGAAGCGAACAGGGACTTGTCTGTAACCATCGGAAGGTCATTACAGGAGAGCCAAAGGGTGAACTGCGGCTTGTAGGTAATCGCTGACTGGTACAGCGCACGAGCCGAGATTTCCTCACCGCCTGTGAGCTGTTTGATTTTCTCCTCGTCCAGTTTGCCATACTCATTCGACTCGGACATGGTGACAAAGCGTTTGCCCTTGAGTCCGGCGAGAGTAGGAGAAGCGGCTTCTGCGTCCTTCTGCCTGTCACCACGGCAGATCATACCTACCGGGGCAACCTTCGCATAGTCACCGAGCATAAATTCGATGGTGTTGAGCAGAGTGGACTTGCCGTTTCGGGTAGTCTTGCCGTGGAGAATGAACATACACTCCTCGTTGCTCATGCCGAGCATAGAGTAGCCGAGCGCACGTTGAAGGAAATCCGCCTTGTCCTTATCTCCCTGTGTAACCTCGTCAATGAACTTCTCCCAACGCTTACACTTAATGTCTCTGCGGATAGTGTGTCGGAAGTTGGTCTGCATGGTGAGAAAATCGTCCCAGCGAGCTTCCCGGAAGGAAAAGTCTTCGAGAGAGTATGTACCATTCAGACAGTTAATGAGGTAGGGGTTAGCGTCAAACTCCACAGCGGAGATACGAAGCTCACCTGTAGCGTCCTTGAGGATTCGGTCTCGCATACGTCTGTCACCCATCTTATTGACGAATGCAGTGTAGCTCTTGCGGAGATCATCGTCCACAATCTCACCGCAGTAGAGAATCATGAGACGAACAAAGTCCTTGATCTTTTCGGACACGAGGATTGCGCCCTCGTCCTTGCGCCATGCACCTTCATGATAGGTGTACCAGCTCTTATGCTCAGTACAGTAGCGAACCTCTCTGTTGTAGAGCATACCGAACAGGTTAGCCATACCCATTTCCGACCATTCAAAGCCGGAGCTGGTCTCGTCCGCTCTCTCCGGGTGGTACTCCTTGATGATGTACATTTTCTCGGAGAGGTCTTCGTCCATGATTACTCGACCATTACGAAGCTCGAACAATTCTCTATCGCTTACCATGACGTTCACCTCCAATCGCCGCTACCGCACATTTCTGTTTATCTTCGACCCACCATGCACACTGACATTTAATGCAGTACACAGGTTGAGTACCTATCTTGACTGTTCCGTCTTCCTCGACTACCGTGTTGGTAGTGAGGAGAGGGCAGATAATTTCGTTCATCACAAAGCACCTACTTTCTCAAATACTTCGAGGAGCTTCGGGAACTGAGCGGCTATCCAGTCGATAGTTGTCTCCTCATGTCCGATGGGTTTATGTTCCCAATTTGCGCCCAAGCCGGACTCGAACATAAACGCATGGATAATCTCATGCCGCAAACACTGTTTCTGATACCGAGGGAAATCTTCGAGGTCTCCATTCTCGGTATTGACTACGATCTTATGAGAGCTTTTGTCACAGTAACCGTCACACTCTCGCAAGAATTTGTCCTCCGCCGGGGACTTATATTGAATGGTGTAGGGAACACCGAGAATGTTGACCTTCACGACTTAATCCTCCTTATCACAAGGGGAATTACAAATGATTCTGCCGCTCTTGCACTTAGGTACGAGCATAAACCACAGGTCAGCGTTCACACAGTAGACCATCTGCTGTACCAGCTCTCGGATTTCCCACTGAGCCTTACGGCACAAACGCTCGTTGCTCATGTGAATGAGTTCTCTCAGATTACAGGAGAGGTAGAGAGAGAGGTTTCACACGCATTCGGTAGAACGTATCGTGCATCCTCGTTGGGAATACCGATTGCCTGTAGCTCCTCATAGTGTCTGCTGATTTCCTCGATCAGATTACCAAAGCCGCCCTTTTCATCGACCTTGTAAATCGTACCGGGTTCGACAACACCGAAACCGTCCTCGGAGCAATAACGCTGACTGCGCTGAGTGAAGCTACAGTGGCGGTGTCTCACAAGCTGGTGAGAGCAAGCACGAGAGATACCCTCGATCTTGAACGTGAAGTAGATATGCTCGAAGACACTGTGGTGTCCGTTGCGGTACAGGTGCTTCACCAGTCCGAGAGGATTCTTGGGGTCACTGTCGTAACAGATACTTGCGATCTGAGCGATAGTTTCAATGGGGTTAGGGGTTGCCTGTATGAGTGTTACCTTCATGGGATTTTTCCTCCTTGTTTTCAAATATTACTACCATAGATGGGAAGGGAGCGGCGGTCTTCGAGTTGCCGAACTTTAATCGACCTCGAATGAATCTGATTTCCGCTTTTCCATAAATAAAGTCATGGAAGTATCTTGTATCGGTTCTCGCCGGAATGAGCATTACGACAAGGGTATTGGGCTTGCGACTCTCCTCAAGAGATTTTTGAACCCACTTGCCAATCTCTTTACCATAGGGAGGATTACAAAATACTCGTTCCCCCCCCAATCACGAACGAGACCGTCTTGTTCTTTTGTGTAGTAAGTAGCGCACTTGTGATTGACATGATCTGCACAGGGGTCAAGTGTGAAACCGAACTCCCGGTTCAGTTCATCGAAGAAGTCCTGTGGAGTAGCCCAATCGTCCGTTTTGCTACTGAACATTACGTCTGTGTTCATTCTCGTTCTCCTTGAGTTTTCTATTGATACTGCAATAACAGACTGCTTTACAATATCGCCGGAGTGCGATCTTGCACGTCTGATTGTTCGGACAGAAGCGGCAGAGACACCGCTTCCGACACAACTGCATTTTATCGAACCTCTCATGCGGATTTTCCTGTCAGACGGTCAAGCAACTGCTCGTACAGATTCTTGTACAGGTTACGCTCGATCTCAGCCGCCGTAGGTTCGACAGGCATGAGCTGAACAGGTGCTTCCTTGAGAGCTTTCAAATCTTCCTCGGTGATGGAAGGTGCTTCCGCCGGAACGGTGAGACCGAGGGCATGACAGATAGCCTTATCGACTCTTTCCATTTCGGAGGTAGTACAGGACTTCACGAAGTCACCGAGACGTTCCTTCGATACGGTCTGAATGTTCTCGCACAGAGCAGTAGAAGGGACTTTGCAGATCACATCAACGTGAGTCGGCAGAGGTTTCTTCTCCTGTGAAGTCAGATATACGACTGACACGTTGGGTGAGTGCTTGTTCGCCAAATCATTCGAGACGATGATACCGGGTCTTCCCGATCTCTGCTCAGAGCCGACCACATGACCGCTGTTGGCGATATAGAAAATGTCACCTCTGTAGCACTCAATGTCTCTGTTGTTATTCATATAGTAAGCCACGATTATATCCTCCTTCGTGTGGGTTGAGTGCGCCCCACAAGGGGGCGCAGATTACAGATTCTTGATTTTGAAAGCGGGGCGGACACCGTGAGCGCCGGAAGCGTTGTTGTAGTCCGCATAACCGCAGCGGTTGACAGAGGCGAAATAGGAAGCGGAACGCTTATGCTTGTTTGCCAGCCAGTACCATTCCCAATTACCGTTGTGACCTTGGAATGCGATACGGTTTCTGCGGAGCTTCATAGGAGCGAACTGCTCAACGGATTCGTCCTCAGTCTCGCCGTACTCATTGACACCGAAGATTTCCTTCTCGGTAGGCAGTCTCAGCATATCGCCGTTGGCGAATGCGACCATCTGCTCACGGATTTCAGCCGGGAAGCGTTCGAGGATTTCACCATTCAGCTTCACACGCAAATCGCTTGCGTCCCAGCCGCCACGGTTGGAGTCTTCCTCGTTCATACACTCCTCGTCCTTCAAGCAGTCCACCAGCATGAAGATCATACCGTCTGCTTCCTGTTTCATAGCCATTGCTTCTACCTTCTCACCGTCAGCCAGCTCGAAGGAGATAATGTCCTCTACGTTGTAGTTGGTGGTTTCCACCATTTCACTTCTCTTAACCATCATAGGTCTGTCCTCCTTAATAATCTGAACAAGATTGTTTCTTGTCCTGTTGTGATTATAATATAACACAAATCGGATTAGCTGTCAATACTTTTTCTGCAACTTTTTATCTTTTTTGTGTTAGTTTTTATCTTGCAAATTCCTTGCGGATTTTCTCGATCAGAACTTCACCGTCAACATTTGTCAGTATGTCGAACCACTCAGAGCGGAAGAACCGCTCGACCTCGACAATGACGCTTCCCGGCGGTCTCTTGCCTATGCCACTACCACTGAGGGCGGTACGGTAGTCCTTGACCGCTTGCAAGATAATTGCGTTGCTTAGATTTTGTAGTGGTGTGAGTTCAATCATCGTTTGTACCGGGTAACACTGTTGCAGATCGTTCTCAGCTCGTTCCTGTCGAGCGGAGGTTCACAGGCAACCGTGTTACAGTAAATAAGTTCATCGTATATCTGCTGTTTGCTGTACCCTTGATTGTGAAGCATACCAGCGAGAGAGGTCAGACAGATATTACGGCTTCCGTCCGGGATTCGAGGGTAGACAGGGCGGAGCTTGATACGATTGTTCTCCGGCAGTTCCCATATCGGGGAGTAGATTCGACCACCGTACTCGGAGGTCTCTTTCTCTTGCCGTGCCTCCGGGAAGTATTTTTCCACCACATAATCAATCGCTTCTTGGTTCTCCTCGATATTACGATAGAGGAGCGTATCGCCTGTCATGATGAAGTACCGGGCGGACTTGTATATCTCAACTCCGGCGAGGTTGTTCTTGCCCTTGAAGGGAAGCGTACCTCTGAGGAGAATGTGAAAACCTCTGCCGCTTTTGGATTTCTCCGTGTAGCTCGCACACTTGCCGATAATGTCTGCGGCAAGCGGTGTCATGAAACCTTCCTCGTCATACCCGGTGTCAATGTCAATGCCGACAAAACCGTTGTCAGCAAAGACAAAGCCGCAGTAGTCATAGAACCCCTTCGACACAGCGTCATTCGCCATGTCGAAGGTAGCCCACGTCTGAGGGTTGGTGGAGGAAGCGGCTTCATTCTCGAATGCTTTCATCGGAACTTTGCTGTCACTACGAGTACAGACCCATTGATTCAGTTCTTTCAGCTCGCCGGGTATGTTCTCGTAGTGTGTCAAATCAAGTTCCTCCTCTTTGCAACCTTGCGTTCCAGCTCGTTAATGAGCTTCCAAATGGTGTCCTGTTTGATGTTGCGATCAACAGACACCTTATACACGTTGTCGGGAATGGTGTCACCTTCACGGTAGACAGTCATGAGAATGTCCTGTTCCTTATCGGTGAAACCCTTCATAGCACTGTCACAAGCGTTCCAGTTCTGCTTGTCTGCGTCACTACGGAACTTAGGGCGAGGGTGTCTCGCATAGAATCTCATGCAGTGCTGTACATATTCGGAATAGAAAGTTCTCATTAGGCTTCTCCCTCCGTCTTCTGAGGAGCGGTCTTCTTGTAGACCTCACCCTCGAAATACCACTTATCGTCCACGTTGATAGGATAGCCCTTCACATCGGACTTCTTGATCTTGCCGTGGTCGATGATGTGCTGTGCCGAAGCAATAGCCATCTGATTTTTCACCAAATCCTTGCCAGTGCGGAGCAGAAAAGTGACCTTACCGTTCACGTTCTTGAGCTTATAGTTCATGGATTGTACCTCCTTATTTCTTTTCGAGTTTGATACCAGCTTCTTCCCAAAGGCACTGAGCCAAATCGTCAAGGGTCACATACCCTTTGTTGAAACTGTCGTACAGGTCGAGACAGAGGTCAGCGAAGCGTTCCTCCCTCGACTTACCGTCCACGACTCTCCTCATAATCTGCGGATATTTGTCATGAATCACCATGACCGGGATAGCCAGCATGAGGAAGAAAGCTGTGTCGGCGGCAGTGTTGGTAGCGTCCTTTTTGATCTGCTGAATATCGCTCGCCTTGATATTCAGCACAGGTTCTTTGACAATGGGAAGTCCCTGTTTCTGTCTTCTCCGTCTTTCAGCTCTGTTCATGTCAGATACCTACGACATGAGAAGCGAGCATATCTGCTTGGTGCGTCCACAGGACATTTGCGTATCTATGTACCGCACCTGTGTAATCTCTCCATTCTTCCTTCTCAACGAAAGCACCCATGTGGTAGCGAATGCACATGATTTCTTCCTCAGTCAGAGTCATGAACTGAGAGAGAAGGATAATAGACTTGTCTCCGTGACCCTTGAAGGTCGTGTTGGGGTTGTATTCCCACTTGGATTCATCGTAGATTTTCTGACCGTCCAGCGATTCAGCAATTACCGGGTGACGGTAGTTGTCGATCTTACAGAGGTCATGAAACATACCCACGATGAAGGGACTCTCAGCACGTTTCCAGCGCAGACCGTTCTTTGCGGACAACTCCACAAGGAAATTCATCACCGCAAAGGAATGGTCGAACAGACCACCTTCATACGCTCCGTGATACTTGGTGCTTGCCGGGGAGCGGAAGAATCCTTCTGCGAGCAGATAGGTCTTGAAGTCCTCGGAAATGAAGTCTGCGAGTGGTGTCTTCATGAATAGGTCGAGTCTGTCTTTCTCGGTCATACTGTGTCCTCCTTCTTAAATGGAAGGTCGCAGAACTCCGGCTTGTAATTGTGCGTCCACAGTGCGCCGAGCAAATTCCACAGGAACGCTCTATCGTGGGGTTCATCGGTATCACCTCTGAGCCATTTGAAATAGTGGCGCACACCGCTGTCGATGTAGCAGTGGAGAGGAATGCCCTTCTCCCAATTACGTTCACCGTACTTATTGCAACCGTCCTCATAATGCTTGGAGACTTCGAGCATTGCGGTATTCAAGTCTCCGTAACGGATATTGGAAAACTCCTTGATTGCTTCCACGAGGAGCATTTTATCGCCAGTTCGGATATACTCATTGATGTTGGAGAAAACTGTGTTGTCACAGATTTCTCCGATCACACCAAGAGGAAGGAGGTCACATCGACCTTTACCTTCGTTTATGTCTCTGACTGCCCCGTAGGAAAACTCTCTGCGGTTTCCGCTGTCTTTGATTTCCATAATCGTTCCCTCCTTAGAGGAGGGGGAGCTATGCTCCCCACACCTTTATCCCAACAGTGCGTCAAGGTCGAGACCCTTCTTAGGCTGTGCCGCCGGAGCGGTCTGCTGAACAGGGGCGGTAGTCTTAGGAGCGGCGGCAGTGTTCTTAGCACCGCCGTTTTCTCTGCTGAGACTCAGCGCACGAGCAACAGGTTCAGTATCGAAATACTCAGCCGGAGACTTGTCACCGAGGTTGGCGAAAGTAACCATCTTGTTAGGGTCTTTGTTGGAAGGGAGCTTGGTATGAACGACTTCTGCACAAATGAAGTGGTCGATCAGTTCTTCGGGGTCAATGTCCTCAAGGGAGAAATCGCCCATTGCGGTCTTCGCAAAGTAGGAGAACGCATTCAGAGCTTTTTCGTTCATTTCATCGTTCTTGTCCTTGATGGAGAAGCGTTCAGTGTGGGTCATACCAGCGGCATTCACCAGCTTGACCTCGATCTTACCGAACTCCTCGTCATACTTTGCGTCATAGATACGGAACACATAAGTTCCTTCGGGAATAAGAGCGAAACCGCTCGTCATAGGGATTCTTGCCATTGTCGTTTTCCTCCTTATTTCACAGTCATACGGAACTGTTCAGTCTTCTTCTGATACTTGTCGAGCAGACCGTCAGCTTCCAGTGCTTTCTTGTCGATGGTAGTGGTTTCGGAACGAGAGATAGCCCATGTGTAGGTAGCACCCTTGACCTCAACCTTCTTATCGCCGGGACGGAACTGCTTCATAGCGTGTTCCTTGATAATGTCGTTGATCTCCTTGAGACGCTTTTCCTTATCAGCGATTGCGGCAGTAGCCTTATCGACTTCGGTCTTGAGACCTTCGGCTTCTGCGATCAGAGCGTCAATGTCGGTGTCCGGGGTGAGATTGTGAGTGCGGAGAGCTTTCAAAATCTCAGCGTCCTTCTTCTCGTCAAACACAGGAGAGATACCAGTGTCAACGTAATCCGCCCACCACTGTTCGACCAGTGCCACCTTCTCAGCGAAGTCGGGGTAACGCTCAGATACCTTGAACTCCACCGTGATAGTGTTCTTGACATTAGGTACATACTTGGAAGGGTCAGCGTAGTCTTTCTCCTCAAGGAAGGAAGCTACCATGACTACGTTATCCACACCGAGCAGATAAGCGTAGAGAGCCGCCTGTAGAGCGTAGTATTCGGGAGCGTCATTCTGCCAGTCCTCGATACGCTTGGTGGTCTTCATTTCCAGCACCGTGTCAACGACACCGTTCTCGTCCACACCGAGGAAGTCCCACATACCGCCGAGGTGCTTACTGTCGGGGAAGAAGTCACCCCACGTCTTGTTGAAGTAGTCAGCTCCGTAGCGGTCAGTAGGAGTAATCAAGTCCATGCCGTAGGACTTCTTCATGTACTCCGCCTGTTTAGGTTCAATGGTCTTACCAGCAACCGTGTAGATCGTGTCCTCGAAGGGAAGCTCGAAAGTCTTTGTGATTGCACACCACATTTCAAATGCGGTAGACCACGGATTCAGACCGAGGATAGTAGCGAAGCGAGTACCAGTGATCTTCTTGGTACGCTTGGGAGGGTCAATCTGCAAGCGATTACCCTCAAGCCATTTAATGTCTGCCATTACTCATTTCCTCCTTCCAGCATAGCGGTGATACGAGTGATAAGAGTCTCACAGTCGGACTTGCTGATAACGGTAAAGCCCTGTGTCTGAACCGCAATCTGAGCGATCATTTCTTCCTTAGAAGGGTCAGCGTCCTTGAGCTTCTTCAACACGTTTTTCAGACCCTTGATCTGCAAAGCGGTTGCGTTATCTTCGGGAGCAGTCAACTCCTGTTTCACTTCCTGTCTCTGTTCGGGAGTAGCCGGAGGAGTAGGAGCGGACTGAGGAGCAGTCACAGGCTTTCCGACATTTGCGTCAAAACTGTCACTCTCGCAAATATCCAGTGCGATCATGTACAGGTAGCGGCGCATATATGTGATGGAAGAACCGAGGGCTTGCATTTCGTTGGTAGCCTGTTTACCAGCATTGCTCACGATAGGAGCGATCTGATTGAACGGAGCTACAAAAGGAATGACTTCTTCGGGGTTATCAGTGTTGACTACGGTCATGGTAGCCACATCGGAAGTGAAGTTCACAATGGGAATCAGACCGACCTCACTGAAAATGCGAGTTGCGGTAGGGACAATATCGTCCAACTCGAAGTATTTGAATGACAGGTGCATATTCTTACCTGTCTTCTGTACATCAGACTCAAGGAACTTCGCTCTTGCGGCGAGCAACTTCTGATATACATTGAGGTTTGCGGTTTTGGTTTCTTTAGCTGTAGTAGCCATCTTTTTTCGTCCTCCTCTTGGTTTCTTTTCGGGCTTGATACCCAAAAAATCATTGATTCGTTTCTTTGCCATTTCGATGTAGAAGGTCTTATCCACATCGTCAATGCTGAGTTGGTTATCGTTGTCGATAATGCAGTGTTCCGGGAGCATTTCGATCTTGGCAGTAGCGTCATTTTCCGCCTTGACCTTGAACAGCTTTCCGTAACGCTCGTCCTTTGTGGCATAGACACGGTTCACCTTCTGTACCGGGACTTGCTCACCATCGACAAGGTGATAGGCTTCACGATACTTCGCACCAGCTTTCGCAATGATCTGAAACTGGAAAATATCGTTACACCCATTTATGGTTTCCTCCACAGGAGTTCCGTTGACGAAATACTCCTTGAGGGCGGTTGCTACAATGCAAGCATTGTTGTTCACGTTGAATGCACCAGCCGGGGCGATACCACGAACTAAGTAGCCGCCTTTGGTCTTCACAGAACCATTCGGCTGAACCTCAACGTAGTTGTTTACGTCCTTCTGTGCGATCAGAGCAACGGAGTCTTCCTCAAGCTCAAAGCCTGTTCGGGACTGCCACTCGTTCACGATTGCCAGCACTTCCTCGTACTGGTCTTCGTAGAACTCGATCATGACACCATCGGTGTTGAGCTGGACGATTACCAAATCCTCCACGTTCTGATAAAGGTTCTGAGCCATTTCCAAGAGGAAAAGCTGACCTGTGATACATACGGAACGTCCCATCAGAGGGTCAAAGAGGTCGTTGTACTGGTTCAGCATTGCGCCGTAGGTCGTGTTCACAACGAGCTTGAGTGCATTTGCTGTAGCCTTATCTCCGGCGGCTTTGGCTTTCATACGCTGTTCGAGTACGTTTTCAAAGACCTCCGGGGACGGAATGTTTCGAGAGGTGTACCCACAAATCGTCATGAGGTGAGGGTAATAACTCGCTACGTCAAAGTTTCGGATTATTCGTTTTCGCTTTCGCATGAGTCACCCTCCTTCCACAAGTAGTTCGGGATAGCACCGTGAATGCCGCCGTAACCGATTGTCACCGGGCAGTCACCAATCTTGATCTCGATTTTGGAGGAGAATATCTCCTTATCGCTCAATTCCGGGTCTTTCATTCGGTCAAAGAACTCGAACACCTCCGGCGGAATCAGTTCTCGCTTGAGGTTCGGAGGGTACTGATACTGCCGTTCATCATCATGAGGTTTCTTCGTAGCTTGAAGCAGAGCCGCAGTCAACTTGGCATTTGTCATACCCATTGCTTTAACATCGTCAATGCCTACGAGCCTACCGATATTGATTTTGGATTTCAGATAATCCTTACGAAGCTCTATGAGGTTATCCGTTGTATCAACGTCATGGTCGCAGTAAAATTCAACCTCTCTGCGTTCCTCCTCAGTAAGAGGACGGTCAATGTCGAATGGTACGGTAGACTCTTGTACGGACATTCGCAAATGACCCTCGATAGCCTTGAGGGACAAGCCCATCTGCATATCGTCTTTAATATCCACGTTGTTGAAGCGGAAGTATTGATCTCGAAGCATAGGGCATTCCCAGCCTTGACCGCCACCGATAATAAAATCGTTGACCTGTTTCACCTCTTGAGGAGTGAACCCACAGCAAATTGCTTTGATGATAAACTGGTCGTAATGCTTCGAGTTGAACCCTACATAGATTTCCTCCTCGTTGATACAGGCTTTCACCGCTTCATTGTCATTCCAAATACGAGTTTTATGACCTGTCTCCTTATCCTTGAGTGTCACAAGGTAGTCATAGGCAAACACCTCGCAATCGTAGACAATTAGTCGCATAGGTTACTCCTCCTCTCCATTGAGGAAGTCAACCACCTCGTCATACCGCTCACAAATCTTTTGAATGTTGTCTTTATCTCTCTGTTCCCGGCTTTCAATTTCCTCGAACAAGTTCGGGTCTGCGAGAGCAGTGACCTCATTCTCAATCAGAGAGGTGATGATCTTAGGTTCGAGAGCGTCAAGCTCCCAACATTCATGACCGAACTCATAGATATAACCGCTTGCTCGTGCGTCTGTCAGCTTTGTGGGGTTAGGAGGAGGATTGTACAACTCAATCTGCTCCATCGTGAGAGCAACACGCTTCACGCTCACATCTGCACCGAACATATCCAATCGGTCTTGAATATCACGACTCATGTCAATGCCGCTTGGGTCATGATCTCCCAAATGAATAATCGTTCGGCTTTCACGATAGTCCTGTCGGATAAAGCGTTGTGCCGCCGCCCACATTTCAGATTGCGAGGTGTACCCTCTGCATGAGAAATGAGGAACATCGAGCTTTCGGCAAATCTGACTCACAATGCCGATCAGAGCGTCCTTCTCAACCCAAACTTCAACGTAGTTAGGTTGATATTTCCACCTGTCGAGCATATAGGAGTATCTTGCCGAGTCGATAACCTCCGCCGGATTGTCCCAATGACTGTTACGTCTCAAATTGCGAGTGCGGTCTACAATAGCGTACCAGTCAATGAGACCAGCCAATCTACCGTTGTTAATCAGCTCGCCGAGGTTCTTGTAACTGCGCTCGTTGTTCGGAATGAACCCTCGTGCAACTAACTGATAGTAGACCTGTCGCAAAGTAAGCTCATAGCCTTGTGCGTCATATTCTGCAATAATCGAGTTCACTCGCTCGATTAGCTCAAGGCTTTTGGCTTGGAATTTTATATCCTTGTATTGAACTTTGCTCAATTTCTTTAACCTCCTATTCCACGAAGTAACAACCGTTCTTACGATAGGTCGTACATCGTTTCTTGTAGGACTTCACGAGATAGGCGATATTGTCTACGAAGTCATAGGCGATAGGTTCTGCCTTACTCTCGCAGACACGAGCGATTCTGCCGATACTCTGCGTAACCACTGCGTAATCCTTCTGAGGGGTTGTGAGAAACAAACGCTCCAAGCATGGAATGTCGAGACCTTCCTTTGCCAGTGCGTAGGTTGCAAACAGGTACTTTTTCTTCCCGGTTCGCATATCCTCGATAGCCTGTTCTCGTTCCGCCTTGCCTTTTTTGGTAGTCATTTTGCCGCTTACCATTACAGCGTCCTTCTTCATGTGAGCTGGTAGCCAGTTCATGAGGTGTTCCAAGTGACCGAGCCTGTCAGAAAGAATCAGACAGCTCTTACCCTCGTTGAGCTTTATGGTGTTGACAATGACTTCCTCCCGGTAGAGGTTTTCTGTGAGGTAGGTAATGAGCTTGGCATAATTGAGCGTACCGTCCGTGTTGAGACACTTTCGGTCAATCTCTACACCAGTTCCAACCGGGAGAATACCTACCTTCATGATCTTGTCTCCGACAGCTTCATCGGGTACTGTGTAAACCACATGACCGAGGAGAGCGTAGGTAGCTTCGATCATTCCGTCTGACCTGTGTACCGTTGCGGAGAGACCGATTTTGTGTCGTGCCGCCAAGCTGTTCAGCACCTTATAGAACTGCGTCATAGCAGTAGGAGTGCCGGAACATCGGTGACATTCGTCCACGATAATCACGTCCCAAAAATCCTTGTACCGAGACAGGTCGAGCTTGCACATGGTCTGAATCGTGGCGAAGGTGATACCCTTGCCGATATTGACCTTGCCCTCGGTGATCGTCCCCATGAGCTTTGCGTCCATGTACATTTCTGCACGAGCTTTACTCTGTCGGAGAAGGTCGAGAGTGTGCGTAAGCCATAATGCACGTTTGCCGTATTTCTTCACCAGTGCAATACCCATCTGCGTTTTACCGCTTCCGGCTGGGCTTTGCAGAATACCGTACTGTGCCTTGCACACGGCTTCCACAGCGGTTTTTTGGTAGTCATAGAGCGGAATATCGCTCTCACCGTAAAACACGTCCACAGCGTCAGCAAACGAGCTGACAAAGTATGCTTCGTTGGTGATACAGTCCGGCAGTGTGCGGAGCGTACCAAACGGAAGAATCAGCGTGTCCCCATCTTGCTCATAGAGACTGAGCTTCGCCGGGGTGTCACCGAGCCAAAAATTCATACGAGCTTTCTTGGCATATTCCGGGTTCGCAATCGTGAGATTCTTCTTGCACCACATCATTACTTCTGCGGTAGGGTTTTCGACTGCCAGTGTGTTTGAGACGGTTACTTTCATTTCTTCTTTAACCACTTCTCAAGCGGAGTGCCGTATTCTCTGATTTCCAGCTCATTCATGTAGGACTGCTGATTTCTCAGAGCCTTTACGGTGAAGTGCGGAATCATAGCGATCTGCTCTCCGATAAGTACAGCGAACCAACCTTCGCCATTGCCACAGGCTTTCCACAGCTCCATCGAGAGGTCTTGGTTTTCCTCCATTCGAGAGAGTGCGAACCCTCGGACGGAACATACCTTGCAGTCGATAAGGTACGTTTTGCCGTTCCGGGCGGCGATCACATCTGCTGGTTGACCGCTTGCGTTTTGAGCCATGTTATGTACCCAAAACCCTTCGTTGAAAAGGATTTCGCAGAAGTCAGACTCAAAATCGTTGCCAATTTTCTTATTTGTCATAGTCTGCGTCCTCCTCCCGGTAGTGTTCAAGTTCTTCCATGAGACTGCGGAAGTAATCAGCCGCTTCATACCCCATGTGCTGTTCAATGAGGTAAGCGAAGTCTCGTTCTGTCAGAAGTGTCTCGACCTTACCGTTACTCAGTTGCATTACTGTTGGCACTGTGCGACACCTCCTCATACTTTTGCATAAGCTCAAGAATGCTGGTGGAGTAGTTAGTGCTTGTCACACCGTTCTGCCATGCTTTTCTCGCTCCATAGTCACCCATGTTGTAAGCCATCAGAGCCTTGCCGTAATCGTCCTCGTACTTTTCAATGTACTTGGCGATAATCTTTATCCCACAGAACACGTTCTGATAAGGATTCAGCATATCGGCACAGCGAAAATCTTCCTCAAGCCACTCATGGTTTACTTCGTTGATCTGCATGAGACCGTAATCGTCAGTGGAGGAAACCACTTCGGGATTGAATCGGCTTTCATGCTCGATCATTGCCAGCACCAGTGTCACCGGGACACCTTCATCGGCGCATACCTCGTAGATGTATCGCTGTAGGCTGTCGGAGAGAGGTATGTCATAGTAGAACACTTCCCCAAGTTCCGGGAGCTTGTCTGCTTCGTAGACAGGTACTTCCACTGTCACTGTCTCGGTTACGATCTCAGTGTTGACCGGGGCGGTTGCTCTACCAATCAAAAGCCCCATGACACCGCCGATTACTACCAGCAACAGGAGAATGCCATAGGCATACACCTTCATGAGCTTGTTTCTATTGATTCTTTTGCTTTTTGTTCTTCTACACTCAGTAGCCATTTTTGAAAGTCCTCCTCATTCTTCGGGTCTTGGTAGAACGCTTCCAAAATCCCCATCAATGGTCGTGCGAGGTCGTTAATCTGTGAATCACTGAGACTCACGCTTACGTTCACGTTCGGTGAGAATCTTGTCACATTCATCGAGGACTACCTTCGCTTTGGGGTAGGTGTAGACTCCACGAATGATACTCGACATTTCGGGCGGCTGGACTGTGATACCTCGCTCTCTCAGCTCCAAGATCATATCCACCTGTTTGATACCGAGCTTCTTCATTCGCTCTTGAATCTGACTCATAGAATTTTCCTCCTTTCGCAGTTCTGAAAATCGGAATCACTATTGACAAAAAGGCGAATTATTGTTATTATTGTTATAGGACTATACAACAACTTCAACTTCTCGGAACTGCCAATTCTGAGAGGTCGGTTTCTTATTGCCAATTCGTGATTTCCGAATTTCTTGTTCTTATTATAATTCTTATTTTGCGAATTGTCAATAGGGAAATTCTAAAATTACGAATTTTATTTTTGCGAGGAGGAATTACCATGACATTCGCAGAGAATATCAACCGCATTTGCAAAGCAAGAGGAGTCACACTCACCGCCTTTATCAAGAGTTTGGGTATGTCTACATCGAAGGTGACTGCCATCAACAACGGTTCGCTTCCGAAGGAAACCGAAATGGTGCTGTTCGCTGAAAAGCTGAACTGCTCTGTAATGGATTTCTTTGCTGACGCAGAAGACCTCTCCCCGGAGGTACAGCCGAAGGACGAGGACGAACAGGACATTCTCAGAGTCTACCGTTCCCTGTCCCGGAGAGCGAAGCATGAGTTCATGAGCATGGTCTATGACTTTGAAAACCGAGAGGAGTTAGAGGGGGATAAAGACAATACTGCGGCAGTCTAAGATCATTCCCATAGAACTGCTGAGACGTAAGAAGCTATTGGAGGTGAGATTACGAAAGCGGTAATTTACGCTCGATATTCGAGCCACAGTCAGAGAGAAGAATCCATCGAAGGTCAGCTCCGTGAGTGTCACGACTTCGCCTTGAAGAATGGGTTCACGATCATAAATGAATACTGCGACAGAGCGATTTCGGGTAAGACCGACAACCGTCCCAGCTTCCAGCGGCTTATCAAGGACAGCGAGAAGGGACAATTTGAAGCGGTTATCATGTACACCCTTGACCGCTTTGCTCGTAACAGATATGACTCCGCCATCTACAAAGCCAAGCTCAAGAAGAACGGTGTCCGTGTCTTCTATGCAAAACAGCCCATGCCGGACACCCCGGAGGGCATTATCCTTGAGTCAGTCCTTGAGGGTTACGCTGAGTATTACTCGGAGAACCTATCCCGGAATATCAAACGTGGCATGAAAGAAAATGCCCTACAGTGCATTGCCACCGGGGGAGCTGGTTTGGCATTGGGCTACACTGTAGGGGAAGACCGAAAATATCAAATTGACCCTGTAGGGGCGAAGATCGTACAAGAGATTTTCCAAATGTATGCCGATGGTATGTCGGCAACTCAGATCATAAACTACTGCAATGAGAAGGGGTACAAGACCTCACGAGGGAATGCTTTCAATAAGAACAGTCTCCGTACCCTGTTGAAGAATGAAAAGTATATCGGGACATACAAGTTCATGGACGTAGTTGTGCCAAACGGTATGCCAGCGATTGTCGATAAAGCTCTGTTCGAGAAGGTTCAAGCCATGCTCTCACACAATGCAAAGGCACGAGCAAGGACAAAAGCCCATGAGGACTACTTACTCACCACGAAACTGTTCTGCGGTCACTGTGGGTCAGCTATGGTCGGTGAGAGCGGCACATCGAAGTCCGGGAAGGTACACCACTATTACAAGTGCATTGACCGTAAGCGGAAGCACCAGTGTAATAAGAAAGTAGAGAAAAAGGACTGGATAGAGGAGCTTGTAGTTCGCTTCACAGTCCAGCACGTCCTCACGGACGAGAATATAGAGAAGATTGCAACGAGGGCAATGGAGGTCTTCGAGAAGGAATCCGCCGACACCACCTACCTCACTGGTCTGCAAGATCAGCTCAAAGAGGTGAAGAAGAAAATAAAGAACCTCATGACCGCCATCGAGCAAGGTATCATTACCTCGACCACGAAGGAACGTCTTGAGGAGCTTGAGTCGGAGAAAAACCACATCGAGGGGCAGATAGCCAAAGAGGAAATGAAAAAACCGCTCTTGACGAAAGAGCGCATAATGTTTTGGCTACTTTCGTTCAAGAGCGGTGACGTGAATGACCTTGAGTATCAACGTAGGGTGGTAGACACCCTTGTCAACTCCGTTTATGTTTACGATGATGGGGACAAAGGCAGACGGATTGTCTTTACCTTCAACATTTCGGGGCAGAACACGGCTACTATCTCGTGTTCGGATATTGCGTGTTCCGCTCCACCAAATAGTGCAAATCCGAACACCTTATTTATCGTAAAACATTGTTTCGGGTTTGTTTTGATACTGGAAGACGTAGACACTTAGTCTGCGTCTTTCTTTTTGGGTTCAGTGTAAGTAAGTGCCTGTTTGGAATCGGTCACACCAGCGGTAGTAGGGTCAGTGACGATACCGAGGATAGCCAGCACTGCGAACAGAGCATTGACTACCTCAAGCAGTTTGTTACCCAAATCACCGAGGTCGAGGGTGTAACCAAACACGGCGGCTACCACCTGTACCAGCAACAGCACAGCCGGAATCAAAGCCAGCCAAAAAGTTTTGTTTTTCAGTCGTACAGTCCAGTTAATGTTCATGATCTTATCCTCCTTATTTCATGAGTTCATTGACTTTCGCCTGTACAGCGGCATAGTCGTAACCAGCCTGTGTCAGACGATTCTTTCTATCACTACCGTTACCCCATTTTCCGGCAATGACTTCTTTTGCGAGTTCGGTGACAGACTTTTTCTGCGTTCCGGCGGAAACCGCTGTCCCGGACTTTGTGGTGATATAGGTATCGAAGCCGGACGCTTTGAGCTTTGCCGCCATAGCGTCTGCATTGGACTTCTTGCTGTAAGCACCAACCTGTACCTTGTACAGACCGTCCACCTGTACCATGTAGGTGTCGAAGCCAGCTTTCTTAATCTTTTCCAGCATAGCGTCAGCATTTGCTTTCTTAGAATAAGCACCGACCTGTACACGATACAAAGTCTGAGTGGTAGGAGTCTGAGCAGTCTCCCCGGCGGAGTCACCCAACAGGGCATTTACCTTCGCCGCAATGTCACTGTGTCTGCTGTACAGATATTCGCCCGGACAAGACTTATTAGCGAACCAACGGTGTACCGTCATGTTCTGCTTATCGACCTGTCCGATCAGAGACTTGTTAGCTTTCCACAGGAGCTTCTTGATACCGTTTCTCTTACAAATGTCAGCCACCAACTTAATGAGTGCGTTGTACGCTTCGTCAGTAACCGCATAAGGGTGAGCAGTATCGCTCGCCACCTCGATTGTGATAGCTCTGTGGTCGTTAGAGCTGGAAGAAGAACACCAAGAACGGTCTTTCTCCTCAACACTCAGACCGATAGAACCGTCCTTGCCAACAACGTAGTTGGCGGAACACTCACGGTCAGTAGTAGCGAAATAGTCACAGCCCTGTTTTGCAGTCCACTGACCTACGATACAGTGAATTGTGATCGTGTCAATGGCATGGTTACGAGGACTGGTCTTATTGTTGGTAATTCTCTTGTACGTTACCAACGGACTGTTTGTGTAAGCCATCGTTTATTCCTCCTCTCTTTCTTAAAACCCCATCTGTTTGAAGATGAAGCCAACGATGATACCGATGATAGCGGTGATTACATAGCCTGTGACGCTTCGCCACCGCTCACCGTCTTTTGCTTTGAGGGATTCAAGCTGTTCCCCCTGTTTCTTCTGTTCCTTCGCCATAGCGTCTACGCTCAAGGCGAGGTTGTTAATGGAAATCGTGAGGTCGGTGATTTCCTTGACCTCCGCTTCCAAGTCCTTGATACGAGCATTCATGCCTTTGTGTTCTTGCTCCATGCGCTTCACATATTCTTCATGCTCGTGTCGTGTGATGAAATCTTCCATAGGCGGTTCTCCTTTTCGTAGGGTGAGAGGGAGAGGATTACTCCCCCTCACCTCTCGAAATTAGGTTGGTTACTTAGGGTGTGTAGACTTCCCAACCAGCCGGATATGCTTCGGGACTCCATGTGTTTGCGTCAATAGTGGAGATATACAGCGTACCGTTGTAGCTGACAATATCGCCCTTATTGTAAGCGTCCGTAGCACCCAAAGGCTGAACCCATTCCGGGTAGCCATCTTCCGTCACACCGATAGCCTTGTACAGACTTACGGCAGTGTCGGGAGTCCATTCTGCGGCACTGGTGTGATCTTGCAGAACTTGATAGAGCTGGGGGTCTCCAACGGCATTCGTGCCATAGGAGAACACGTCCTTCGTCTTGTAAGCCTTACCTACGGCATAAGCCGGATAGACGGAGGGAATCTCCAACATCATTTCAAGCTGGGTCTCAGCGTCCAGCGTCCCTACGAAATACTGCAAAGCAGTTCTCATTTCCAAAGCGAGTTGTGTCAGATTGCTCATTTCTTATTCCTCCCCTGTCAGAAGTACGGACATAGCTTTCTGCATTTCTGCCATCTGCTTTTCCATAGCTTCTTCTTTCTTCTGCTGTGCGGATTTCTCACCAAGCACGAACCAAGAGCGATTATCACGGACGATATTGCTCATGAGTCTCATGTCGGTGAAGGTTTCAGTGGTCTCACCATCGGTGATCTTGACGGTATCAAGGTTGCCCTCGAATACAGAGTCCTCAATGACCCCTTCGGCAATGTAGTTGTTGCCGTTCAGTTCGAGATTTTTCAGCTTAGTACCGTCAGCCAGTGTGATTGTGTACATTTGCGTTTACCTCCTTCAATTCATTGAATAACGTGTTCATATTGAGCCTTTGCTGTTTGCTCATGATCTTGTAGTGGTTTTGAAACCACGACTGATACCAGTCCTCAAATTCCTTCGGAGGAAGGATATAGGCGAGCTTCTTCATTTTCCGGCGCATACAGGTGATACGCTTCGGATTGATTTTCTGAATAACTCGTCCAGTGTCGGTGAGGGAGTATTGGGTCTGTAGGAATCTCCAATACTCAGACAGTTTGCATATCCGGGTCTTTCGGGTGTTGACTGTGATACCGATACTCGCCGCAATGCGAATAATATCTTGCAGAAGTTCTTCCAAATACTCCTTGCTTTCGTGAATCACATAACTATCGTCCATATACCTACCGTAGAATTTCACACCACGGACAATCTTTATATAATTGTCAATGGGTATCGGGTAGGCTATCCCGGCTACCTGTGCCACTTGGTCTCCGATGTTCAAGTGCTTCGCCATGAACTTTTCGCCTGTGAGAAGACTCCTGTCCATCTGTGAATGCTCAAGGGAGTTAAAGAGTGCGTCCATGCAGTTCTCGTACTCCTCGTCACTCATGTACGAAACATCTACCTTCGAGCGGTCTACGATCACACGCAGAAGCCACAATGCGGTTTCATCGTGAATGTACTTCTCAAACAACTCCATGAGCTTGTCATGCCGGATATTGTCGTAGTATTTTGAGAAGTCAATCAACAGGATATAACCATCGTTGGACTTGTGCTTTGCATAATACTTCCGAAGGTGAACCAGTAGCCTACGTCTCGTGAAGTCAATCCCTTTGCCCTTGAGACTCGCTCCGTTATCGTAGATCAGATACTTGCGAATTTCGGGAGACAAGACTTCATCACAAAGACTGTGTTTTACAACTCTGTCGGGTATCTGCTCACCGCTGATATACCTTGTTTTACCTCTTTCGTTCAGTACGAACTCCTGTGAGGGAAGGAATTTGTAAGTTTTACTTTCAAGCTCCTTTTGCATTTTGGAAAGACTCAGTAAGTAGGTCATTTCAAATTGCTGTACCTGTGGTTTCCAGTCACTTCCTTGTTTTGCCCTCACAAAAGCGTCATACAGTGCATTACCATCAAATATTTCACGCTTATAACCACAGCTCTCGTAAGAGGTGGTGTCGTGTTTAGCATTTACCATAAGGAAGGACAATCTCTCCTTTCTCTGTCCGCAGAACGCTCAAAAGGCTATTTAACTGCGGAATCGAAATCGGGGCGGACACCGTTAGCGTTGGAAGCGTTGTTGTAGTTCGCATTACCGTTGTTGTTGACATTGGCGAAATTGGAAGCGGAATCAGAGATTGCCCTATGAAATTTGTTGTCAGACTTTCTCCAACCTTTTATGAGGTTGATTTCTGTCTGTATTGCGTCACCGAACTGAGTGTAGGTGTTCACATTCACAGGGAGGGTTTCAATCGCATACTGTAGCTCTTGGGTGAGCCTGTAGCACTGACCTAACGCTTCGTCTTGGTGGAGTCTGCGCTGAATGAGTTCTTCCCGGCAAGTAGGGTAAATGCTGTTCGCAATATACACCTCTTTGGTAATGTCCCTCAGACAGTCCACGATGATCTTTCGCTGGTCTTCGATGAACCACTCGTCAAACGCTTCCCACCTTTTCTTGAGCCTGTCGTAGACTCCTTTTTCCATTTCGGTAAGTTCCTCGTAACTGCGTCCGCTGAATCTCCGCTCAAGCCGTTTCTCGGCTTTCTCGAAGCTGTAACCGAAGTCACGGAGGAGCAAATCGGTAATATCTCGTCTCAGTTTATTTAGATGGTGGAAAACCTCGAACTGAGACGCTTTCCGATTTCGTTTCAATACAGACATAAGTCATTACCTCCGTTCATGCGCCCCACAAGGGGGCGCAGATTAGTGATTAGCAGATAGAGAAAGCGGGGCGGACACCGTGAGCGAGGGAAGCGCCGTTGCAGCAAGCATGACCGTAGTCGTAGACATGGGCGAAATAGGAAGCGGAAACTACGTCTCTCAGCCAATACCACTGACGGTTGGAAATCATGTCGGGGCGGAAAGCGAACAGAGGGTACTGACTCTTATCTACGGTGTAGCTGTTTGCCAGTGCCGTACCGTTCTGAATGTTGCTGAAAATCTTACCTCCGTAGACGTTCTGCTCGGTCATAAGCTCCACAGTGGAGTCATACCAGCTACCGCCGGAAGCGTAACCATCAGTCGTAGCATTCTGCAAATACTGACGATGGTTCAGAACGTGCGCTTCGCCAAACGCACTGTTGATCGTAGTCTTTGCCTGTGTCAGACCTTCGGTGTACATCTTAGAACCGACATACGCACCAGTGGTGATGTTCGTATCGTTCATGACGTGGGTGTACATATTTGCGTCCGGCACGAGAGTGACATGGTGAGTAGTCATGTCGGTGTCACCAGCTCTGTAGTAGTAATCGAATGCCGCAATACGGTAAACGACACCACCGATAGTCCAGTAGTCACCGATATACATATCCTCGAACGTACCAGCCTTGATTGCCGCCCACTGAGCTTCGGTTACGGCAGAACCGAGAGACTTACCACGGTAGATAGCGTTGTGTGCGCCAGCACCAGTAGTAGCGATTGCGTTAATCATTGCCTGTGCGGTGTCGATAAGCCCCTTCACGTCCTTTTTCAGATTGGCGGCGGAAATCTGCTTGACTCCGTTACCATCATGAATGAGCAGTACCGCATTGTCGGGAGCTTCGGTGATTACGGACAAGTCCGTAAATTTCTTTGCATTTTCAATGGGTAGAGTAGACATTTGTTATACCTCCTTGTATTTCCAGTTTGCGATCAGTGCGTTACCCAAATCATCAACGAGGATTGCGGTGTTATCGCCATCATCGGTAGTGATCGGAGCAACATAGTCATTGTTCTGAGCCATATACTCAAGCAGAGTGATTCTCTCGCCATTCTCGGTAATCTGATTTTGCAGATTACCGGCAATGTCAGAGGACAACTGCCCCTTGATAAGCTCGAACCATGTGTTGAAAACCTGTTCCTGTGCCGCTTCAAACTCCGTGATTTCGTCCCGGTAGTCCGTCTTGATCGTCTCGATGATTTCATCACCTTCGGCTTTCAAGTCAGCAACATACTCCTCGAAACCAGTCTGAGTAGCCGTAGCGGTCTGCTCGAACAAAGTCTTCTGTGTAGCGAAGTAGTCTTGAAATGCAGTGTACAAGTCTGTACCGTTTTCCAGCATTGACATGATGGTGTTCAATGCTTCGTTCATACGGTTTGCGTCCTTCGCACCAAAGAAAGAGTTTTCCTTGTGGCTATAGACCGTTACGTCTTGGAAGGAGACTGTACCGTCTTCGTTGTTTACCATCGAATAGCGTTTCAGTCCGCTCCAAACAGCGTCCGTATAATTAACAGGTAAGCGTTCCCATGCCATTTACAAGCCACCTCCCTTCATTCCGAAATTCCATGTGAACATTCTCCTCCCTTCCGACTCATTGCTGAGTCTGTCATAAAGGTCGAGCATAGCACTTTCCAGCCTATTCAGCTCCGCAAAGTCCATCGTCCTTCCGTTATCTACATAAGTTGGCGCAGTGCCATAAGACCTTCTCAGAGTTTTGTTGTTTATGGTAGTCAGATTTTCTTCCAGCCGATTGATTTCATCAGCGTAGAAGTAGTCTGCCGGAGTACGGTCAGAGCCGAGAGCGTTGATAGCAAATTCGTCATAGAGCTTGATTGCCAGCTCCCGGAGGTAATCGAGGTTGTTCTTAATGCGGTTGAAGTCAACAGCATTGAACCTGTCCCCGATATAAGTACCGTCTGCGGCAGTTTCACCGTTCCAATCGGTTTTAGGTGTTACCCATGCCATACTTAACCTCCTATTCTTCGAGCTGTAACCTTGCCCGAAAAGCTCTGATTGAAATTCAAGGTCTGACGGTAGATCGTAACCTTCATATCCTTGTGGAACTCATTCTCTTGGTACACAATGTCGTTTGCGTCAATCTCCGGGTTGCCCCTCGTGTTGTACTCATACTCGATACCAGCGGTGTAATACTCGCCCAGCCATTCAGCAAGGTCGGTAGCCATCGTCATATCGGAGATCAGAGGATTCTCCCACTTGATTGTCTTACCTCGACTGTGAAGGGTCTTGATTGCGTACCGCTCAACGATTTTGTAGCGATAGCCGAAGACCTCCAAACGGAACGTACCAGTCTTAGAGAATTTCAGCGTCACATAGTAATTGCCGCTTGCCACTATGGAGACCCCGGAGCTTCCTTCATCGAGCGTAGCTCTGAAATTGTAGGAAGGTTCACCGATGAAGAAGGTTTCCACCTGTCCGTTCACAACCTCGATTTCCTCACTCACAAGGCTTTCTTCCAGCGTACCGTTCTGATAACTGTAGCAAGGAACAATGACTTCCTTGATAAGCTCCTGTTTGATTGCTTTCGGAGAGGAGGTCATGTCGGTACGAGTCATAGTGAAGTCCGTTACGTCACCGAAACTGAAATGATTCAGCACAATGCGGTTATGAGGTTCAGCGGTCTTCGTGAACTCAATTTTCATCGTGTCGAAATCATCAAAGTCATGGAGGATAACCAACGTCTTCGTGATCTCGTCCTCAACCTCGTATTCCTCTACGAGTGAGCCGTTGTTGTAGGTGCGGATTGTGATTGCCGCCGGGAGAGCGTGTCCGAAGACAAACTTCACACCGTAGTACATACAAGCCGCTTCCTGTACGATGGTAACAACAGGGTTCGTACCAAACTCGCCGTTTTCATCGGAAATCGCACTCGACACATAGCCAGTGTTGAGGACGTTACCGCTGACGTTACGAGGAAGGAAGTACATTCCGCCGTTTGCCACCGTATAATTCCCAGCGAGGGAAGCGTACTCGTCCTTCACGCTGTCATTCAGAATGTTCCCAACCTGTGAATAAGCGGTCTCACCATTGGAGGAAGCCGCCGCTTCCGGGTTGAAGGAAGACTTGATCTGAACCGAACCAAATCTCGTCTGAGAGAGAACACATCGACAGGCATTTGCGATAATCTGCAATGCTTCTTTGTGCTGGACTCTTGGTAGAGGGTTCTTCGTGTACAGCTTCTTGAGACGAGGGTCAATATAGTAATCACTGAGACCAGCGTCAGTAAGAATTTCCTTTGCCAAATCAAAATAACTTCTTCCGGCACTGGTGTATGTACCTTTGTAGTATTCTGAGTCCATATTACGGAAAATGTCTTGGCAACGGATTGTAGCCGTGTAATCGTCCGACTCCCACTCAGAACACAACAGGTGGTTTCCTCGAACCCACTCGATCTCCTCAGAGTCCGGGAGCTGGTAGCCATAAAAGATTTCCATTTCCTGTCCTGTTTCAAGGAAGTTAATAGCGGATTTCGGGTTATCCACGTTGAAGTAGTGGTCGTAGTTCTTGAGCTGTACAGAGAAGTCAATCTGAGGTACGTCCGCACCGATGAGCGAAATGTAACTATCAAGAGACGAACTCATAACAGAATCGTTGTAGTACACGAGACCGTAACCGAAGCGGATAGAGTAGATACGAAGTCTGCTCTGAGGGTTCTTCATTCTGTAGAAGACCAGCTTGACGTAGGTCGTGTTTTCAAGAACTTCCTCGGAAGTAAACTCAGCCAGTGTGTTATCTCGAATTTCTATTGTCTGTCCGCTACTGCTCACCATGTCGAAATCGACAGGGTAATTCTCACCAAAATTGATTGTGATACCCTTGAAGTCAGTAGCACCAGTGTTAAGGTTGATCGTAAGCTCATACTGTGCTTGAGAGACCAGTTTGCCGCCGACCAATCCAGTGTCGTAGTAAGTGTCCGAGCTATTCCTTCGAGGGAGGAACAACATCGAACCGTCTACCTTAGTGAAATCTTCCTCAAGCGTTGCGTAGACCATTTCAGCGGATTTCTCCGAGAAAAGGTTCGCCGCATTGGAGAAGTAGGCGAAATCGCCCGGAGCGATTCTCGCCTTTGCCTGTGCTTCTTGGTTTACGAGTCCGAAAGAGAGCATGATATATGCTCTCTCCCGGAGGGAAGATTTCATGCTTTCTTTATATGCTTTCGATACCTTCTGCATAAAATCGCTCCTTTACTCGCCTGTGTCGATAAGATTCACCTTACAATTTCTGTAGTGTGTCGGGTGTCCGTTCTCGTCCACCCAATAGGGTTCGCCTGTTCTATCGCCACAGTACATCTTGATTGTGACCTCTTTGTTCTTCACCGGGTCGATGAAGCTGACGTACACAAAGAACGGACTGAGCGCACTCAGAATGCGACTCCATTGATCTGCGGTGAGCCAAGACCATTCAAGCCCATCGAGCTTGTACTGGTCTCGACCCACACGCTGACCAACTACCGCTCCGTTTGCATTTCTGCCAGCGTCAACAACTGTAGTGACAATGGGGTGTACCCCTCGCTTTGGAGGGGGCAATTCATATCCGTTGACCTTGATATAAGACATTACCGTCCCTCCTTACTTAGCGAATACGAAACCGTTTGCTTTCTGCTGAGTGGTTACAGCGTCAGAGACAGTTCGGTTGCCGATCTGAACGATGGTCTGCTCGTTCTTATCAGCCTGTCGGCGCATATCAGCCGCCATCTGAGCCATCGTAGGTTCTACATACTCTCTGTAGAACTCCTCCATACCCTCCATGAAGCCAGTCGCAGTGACAGAAGTGTTGCTTGTCACGTTTGCGGACACGGACTTAGCGAAAGAGCCGGAGTCATAATACTTGAGTGCAGAAGTATCTACTGCGAAGCTCATTGTAGGTGTCACGGCAGTGAAGGAGTCAGCCCAGCTACTTACCACACCCTTCGTAGACTTACCGAGGAAGCTGAAACCGTTGTTGAAACCTTCAACGGAGAAACCAGCCATTTCGTAGAAGACCTTAGAAGGAGAATTGATACCGAGAACTCCCTTGAACCAGTCGATAATGTCAGAACCCCAACTCTTGATCGTGTTCTTACAGGTGGAGTACAGATTGCCGATACCGTTCTTGAAACCACTGATTACGTCAGACGCAATCGAGTAGAAAGAGCTGTAGGAAACCGTACCTGTGAACCACGACTTCACGTTGGAAGCGAAGGTCTGCATATTAGACTTCGCATTGGTGTACGCTTCACCGATCTTGTTCTTAAAGCCGTTGATAATGTCATTTGCGTAGCCAGCAAAGGCACTGGAAG